GACTCATAGACCCTAAGTCTAAGCAGGCTATCAAGACTGTATCAGCTAGGGACTTGTGGTGGCAGCTACTGCACACTAGAGCAGAGACAGGTGAACCATACATTGTAAACATGGACAGGTGTAATGAGGCATTACCTGAGTCTCAGCAGGAGCTAGGCTTAAAGGTACGCCAGAGTAACCTATGCTCAGAGATTACACTACCTACAGGTGAGGACCGTACAGCAGTCTGCTGCCTCTCAAGTGTTAACCTAGAGTACTTTGATGAATGGAAGGATCACCCTATGTTCATTGCTGATCTAGTTACCATGCTAGACAACATCATTGAACACTTTATTGACAATGCTATCCAGACTGTAGGCATAAGCGAACAGTGTGATAGCTTACAGGAGTTTATGTATCATGTTGCAGATGATAAGAAGGGCTTTGCAAAGGCCGCTTATAGTGCATATAGAGAACGCGCAATTGGCCTTGGAGCAATGGGGTTTCATAGTTACTTACAACGTAATAGCATTCCTTTTGAAAGTATGTACGCGTCCTCCTTCAATAACAGAGCTTTTAAACACATCAAAGAACAGGCCAGTGAAGCAAGTAAATTTCTTGGTGAGATACGCGGCATTGCACCTGATATGGATGGTAGCGGTATGCGTAATTCTCACCTTCTTGCTATTGCTCCTAATGCCTCTAGTAGCATTATATGCGGTGGAACGTCTCCTTCAATTGAGCCTACAAGGGCTAACGTATTTACGCACAAGACGCTGACAGGATCATACAAGGTACAAAACAAGTACTTGATGGAACTACTAGAGTCTAAGGGCATGAACAATGAGAAGACTTGGAAGGATATTGCGGCTGCTGAAGGATCTGTGGCAGAGCTTGATGGACTTACTCAAGATGAGAAAGATGTATTCAAGACTGCACCTGAACTGAATCAGATGTGGATTATTGAGCACGCCTACCAGCGTCAGAAGTATGTATGCCAGGCACAGTCTGTTAATTTATTCTTTAACCCACCACCGGCTACAGCACCACAGGAGGTACATGATGAGTATCTGGAGTATGTTAACAGCGTACATTGGACAGGAGCTAACAAACTCAAATCTATGTATTACCTGCGCTCTACGGCAGCTAGAAATACAGAGAATGTTAACATTAAGATACCAAGAATTAACCTTGAGGAAGGGGAGTGCCTAAGCTGTGAAGGATGACCACCCAATATATAGAGCATTGTTCTACATACAAGAGACTAATGAACATGTAAGATGGCCTGAGTTTATAGAGTACTATAGACAGCAAGATAGAGAAGTAGACTATGATACCTACTGCTATCAGATGTGGGCCAGTTACATGGACAACCAGAAGAAAAGAGAACTGTATCCTTTAAGATACAGAGAATACATAAAAAAGTATAAAGACTTACTGGAGGAAGGATACAATGATAGATTCAAAGATAACGGCACTTAAAGGCTACTATAGCTCTCTGATTGATATACATAAATCTGAATTACAAGTGTATATTGATAATCCAGCAGCTATAGGTGACCATAGTAACCTAGTGGAGACTATGGATACACTAGTAGGTAAGATAGCTGATGCAGAAGACAAGCTAATAGTATTGGAGACACACTTCAGTGAGTAATATAATTAAACTAGCACCTGAAGCAGCGGATGCAGATGATATACTAGAGGACGCTAAGGGTAACTTCAAAGAGCTTATAATCATAGGATGGGATAAGCAGGATGATTTTCTTAGAGCCATGAGCAGTTCTTCTTTGAGCAGTGCAGACACTGTATTCTTAATGAAGCTATTTGAAACAGCGTTAGTAACTAACGTACTACAGGACGCATGATGACTGAAGATCTAGTACACAAGATAAACCTCTGGAGCATGTCTAGGGGTATCATAAACAACAGCACACCACTGGCACAGTTTGCAAAGCTAGTGTCTGAGGTAGGTGAGCTAGGGGATAACATAGCCAAGCAGAGGCCAGTGTTAGATGACATTGGTGACTGCCTTGTAGTGTTGAATACACTTGCAGTTATGCACGACACTACGCTGGAGGAATGTATGACAGTAGCCTACAATGACATCAAGGACCGCAAAGGTCACATGAACAGTGAAGGTATATTTATTAAAGAGGGAGATGTAGCGTGAGCCTACTAGGAACAAGAGATTACTACAAACCATTTGAGCATCCTTGGATGTTTGACTACTACTCACAGCAGAATCAGATGCACTGGTTCCCAGAGGATGTACCTCTGCACAATGATGTGAAAGATTGGCAGACTATGACTGCTGAAGAAAAGAACCTGCTTACACAGATCTTCAGACTGTTTACACAATCAGATGTAGATGTTAGCTCTGGTTATGTAGATAGATACATGAAGATCTTTAAGAAGCCTGAAGCCCGTATGATGATGGGTGCCTTCAACAACATGGAGTCTATACACCAGCACGCCTACAGTCTACTATTAGACACCGTAGGAATGCCAGAGGTTGAGTATAAGGCGTTTGCAGACTATGAGGCTATGGCAGACAAGCATGAGTACATAGACTCTGTGAAGGTCACTAAAGGAGACAAGAGAAGCATAGCTAAGGCACTTGCTGTGTACTCTGGGTTCACTGAAGGTCTACAATTGTTCTCTAGCTTCATTATCCTACTGAACTTCCCTAGGTTTGGTAAGATGAAGGGCATGGGTCAGATCATTACATACAGCATCAGAGATGAATCACTGCACGTAGAGGCAATGACTAAGCTGTTCAGAGAGTTTATACAAGAGAACATAGACATCTGGGACGATGAGTTCAAGGCTGAGATCTACCAAGCCTGTAGAGAGATGGTTGCCTTAGAGGATAGATTCCTGGATCTAGTGTTTGAACAAGGGAATATTGAAGGATTGACTAAGGCTGAGATGCAGAAGTACATCAGATACATTGCTGACCGTAGACTGCTACAGCTAGGACTGAAGCCTAACTACAATGTCAAAGATAATCCTCTGGATTGGCTGGATGATGTACTAGGTGTAGAGCACCAGAACTTCTTTGAAGGCAGAGCTACTACATACATGAAGGCTGGTATGCGTGGTGACGTTGGTAAAGTTAAGTTTGCTGATGTAGCATAGGGGGAACTAGGGGGCATTGCGCCCCCATTGTTTCTATTGTCCCACACCTGTTAACATTCCTGTCACAGCCCTAGCTCCCGCCAAAGGCAGAGTTCCAAGTGCTTCAGAACCATATATCGGATCTTTTAAGTTTTGAGCAGCTTGTTGCAAAGGTGATTGTCCTGCTAAAAACCTTTGAGCACCTTCCCCTGCTAATCCTTTAGCTGCGCCTATAGTAGTCAGTCCTGCTCCTATAGTAGATGCAACACTTGATCCTCCACTAGCCGCTGCTTGTATCCCTGTCATCCCCCCAATAACTCCTGAAGCAGCGAACTTATGGAACCAAGAAGGGTTGCTTGGAGTCCTTAACTGTTGTATTCTATTTAGTTCTTCAGCGGAAGCTTTAGCAACCTCTTTCATTTGCTCCAACTCTAATTGATTAGCAGCTAGCTTTTCAGCGTTTTCAGGATTCCTACGCATATTTTTCTTTAACGCTAGTTGGTCTTCTTCTAGTTTGCTTACTCTAAGTTTAGCTTTGTTTCCTGCTCTTTTAAGTTCTTTTTTTCTTCTTGCTTCTAGCTTATCAGACAGTTTTAAAGCAGCTTTTTTAACAACGTCTTCTTCTTTTTTTATAGTAGCTGATACAGTTTCTGCTCTACTTTGTAAAGGAGCCTTACCTTGCCTTACCTGTCTTGGGGAGTTCTTAGCTGCTGACTGCAACCATTGATCTGGGGTAAACCTTCCTTGCTTTCCTGCTTGAGTAGAAGCACTTTTCACAGCGTCTTTTAACACTGAAACAGTAGCATAAGCTGCCTTGTCTGCATTAAATTTAGCAAGCCTATCTTTACTTAATGTCTTAGTTACTTCTTTATCTAAAACAGATTGCATGTCTCTAAGAACATATTGCTGTATTGCCGCTGCTCCCCCTACGTCTGACTTAGACGCTGCCGCTGTTCCAAAAGAACTCCTAAGAGAAGCTAAGTCTTCTCCTGAAATTCTACCTTTAGTAGTTTTTTCAGCAAGTAAAGCTACAGTGTTCTGTATTGTGTTTTTAAGCTGACCAGAGTTTTCTAACATTAAACGAACAGTAGTGTCTGCGCTAAGACGCTTATTCATTTCCGCAGCTACTTTTTCAGGGTTTACTTGGTAAGAACGTGTTTTAATAGATTCAAAACCATCTATATTCCACCTGTCTTCTAGTCTTTGTAAAGCTGAGTTTAGGTTAGGAGCGTCTAAAATATCAGCTTTATTAGCTGAACTTGTACTGGCTGGCAAAGAATCTACAAATGCATTTAACCTAAACATATCACTTTGTGAGTCCATTATGTCACTAAGCTGTTTAGTTTCTCTTGCAATAACCGCCCCTGTTTTTGAATTTACTAAACTTTTGTAATTACCATCAATTATTTCTTTTACAATTTTAGCTTCTTCTCTAACATCCTCAATCTTACGTCCTACCTGAACTCCTAAATCATCTATTTGATCTGTTAGTATATGACCGGCCTCTGCTGCTTCTGCTTTTGATTTTTTATCAAAGGCTTTTATTGCTTTTTCTTTTGCAGCTTGTTGAGCTACCAAGGGAGCAACAATCTTTTCTTCCTGTGCTCTTACTACGCCACCGCTACCAAAGGAAGGGCCAATAACGTCTCTATAAAAGCTTTGTAAAATAGATTCTGATGATTTATCTTTATCAGCAGCTAAGGTAATAGGCTTAAAACCTTCAGGGGTGTCTAAGGGAGCTTCTATTTTTCTTTTTAACAACCATGTTGGAACACCAAATAAACCTCCTGCTACAAAACCAGCACCGCCACTTAGCCCAGCGTCCATAGCAATATCACCAGCACTAGCCCCTGTTTCAGCTTTACCAGCACCGTATATCGCACCTTCAACTCCCGCTCTAGCTGCTAGTCTAGTAATACCTGTAGCAGCTTTTGCAGCCGTACCTATTTTAGCAACAGGACTAACTATGTTCCCAGCTATTTCAAGACCTGTAGCAGCTAAAGGCTGACGTTCTGCAAAACCTTCTTGCATATTATCATAATCTTTTTTTAAACGGTTATACGCTTGTTCTGTTGTTTCATCAGTAGTAGCAGAAGTAGCTAAAGCAGCTAAACCCACTCCTACTTCATCAGACCAACCAAGAGTCATCCCTTCAAGAAATATCAAACTACCCGCTATACTGTCTTGAGAAGTCCATTCACCTGAAGCTATCTCTGCTTCTACTTCATTTGTAATAGGACTTTTTCTGTACTTGTCCAAAACATTACTTTGAGGAGTTACGTTAGCGTCTCCAGTGTCTTTTCTGTATTTATCTAAAGGACTATCCATTAAAATTTATCTCTTTTGCTTTCTTTAAGTCTTCGCTTTGATGAGTCTCTACGTTCAAACATATTGGTAACTGATTCTCCTATTTCATTTTCAAAAGCAGCTAACTCTAGTTCTTCCTGTGAAGATCTGCCTGTACCTTTACTGCTTAAATACTGCGCGTAGTCTAAAAAAGTATTATACGGAGGAGGAGCATTAAGCTCCTGATTTAAGTAAGCTATTTTATCATCGTAATTACGAGATGTAACATAATCAAGATAACCTCCTGCATCTTTGTATTTACTAATCCAAGCCGCTTGATCTGAATGGAACTTACTTTCTTTAGTAGCTAACTTAGCAATACCTCTAGCGTATGATGCTAATGTTTTAGGATCTGCGTTAGCTGGTAGAGTACCTGATAAAACTAACCTTACGTCTTTATCACTAGCAGGCCCAGGAGGTAGATTAGATACCGCTATGCTAATTCTAAGAGCCTGTGCTTGCACCCTTAAAAGAGTTTCTATGTCTTCTGAACCTGTAATTCCCTTTATAGATTCTTCAATTGTAGCTCTAAGCCCTGATGATAGGTTTGTAGTAAGCTGCTCTAAGTTAGTAGCCAAAGCGTTTGCTTGACTTGCCCTAGATGATGCGTTGCTATAACTTTCATTAGCATTTCTTAATTGAATCTGAGCTTGTTGGCCCATCTTCGGTGCTTCCGCAGGGCTTCTTATTTCTCTAAGAATTTTAGTTGGGTCAGTTTCATCAATAAACTGTGTTACTTCTTCTCCTGTTTCCGCATCAGTAAAAGTAACCTCTGTAACGCCTTGTTTTGAGGTAGTAGGATCTGTATAAATAACCTCACCTGTTTTTGCATTTACTAAAGATTTTCCTACTACTTTAGTGTCTAACCCTTTTGTATTTGACTTTATAAGCTCATTAACTTTAGTTGGATCTAAACGTAACTCACCAGCTATCCTGCTTACATTGTTTAAGAACTCAGGGTCTGCACTGCTTGTTCTAGCCAAAGTAGCTATAGAGTTGTAACCGTCTAGCTGACGTTCAGCAAGTGATTTTTCTTCTGCTTTTTCTCTATTAGTTTTTATCTTTTGAGCAGCCATAACTTGCTGTTGTGGAGAACCTAATTGAGCTAATATAGTTAACTGCTGTTGTTCAGCATCAGGTGCTTTAGGGTCTATCTGAGCTAGAGCAGCAGTTAATTGCTCTGGACGGCCTCTGACCTCCCTACCAAGCAAACCACCAAGACTCCTTGTTGCTAAATCAGTAATGTTACTACCGCCAAGCAAAGGCTGACCTGTTGGTCCTACTTGATTTACAGGATTGTTTTCAAATAACCTGCTTATGTTGTTACTAAATAACGCCATGTTTTATTCCTTAAAAAAGTTTACCAAGTATACTAGAAAGTAAACCGCTAGTTGTGTTTCCAGCAGCACCGGCACCAGAACTAGCTACATTTCCTTGAGCACCTAGTAAACTACTATACAAACCTGCTAAACCTTCTGCTTTAGTTTTCTGTGCTGCTAAATTAGCTTCTAAACCAGTAGCCCCTGCTTCAGCTAAGTATCCAGCACCTTGTCGTTGACCAACACTTGCTAAATCTGCTAGGCTTAGAGCGGGTGTTAATGAGGCAAGTAATTCACGCTCAGGCTGATACCCTAGACCCATAGAAGCACCTATGTTACCTAGCTCTGCTTCTTGTAGACCACTGGGTAGGAAGGAAGCTGATGACCCTAGACCAAACATACCAGTAGCAGCAGCTAAATCTGCCTCTCTCTGTGCTTGAGCTTGACCAATGGATGCTAGAGAAGCCTGATTCATAGCTTCAGCCCTAGCTTTCTCCATAGCAAACTGTTCAGGAGAACCACCAAACATAGCTGTACGCAAGCCTGTACGTCCCTGTGAGGCCAGTTGTTCATCAAGAGCTAACTGTTGACGCTGTTCTTCAGGTAGCTGTGTAGCTCTAATGCGGTTGTAGATGTCTTGCTCTCTACCGGCAGTGCTGCCTTGAGCTTGCGCTAGTAGTCCTTCTATTCCTCCTAGAGCTTGACCCTGGATACCTGATACATCAGGAGCGCCAGCACCAAAACCACCTGTTAAACCTCCTGTAATGCCTGCTAACTGGGCTTGTAAAGCCTGTTGCTCTGGAGATAGAGTAGTAGTGTAACCCCCTTGTGGACCAGCGGCTACACCACCAAAGCCCGTGCTAATACTGAATGGCTTAAAGGCAGTGTCTTGCTGTGCTCTTTCGCCTAAAGCAAGAGCTTCAGATTGAAAGTCTTTACCTCTCCTAGCTATATCATTAAGAGCATCTATACTTACTCCAGCACCTAACAATTGACCACCAGTGCCACCTAGAAAATTTCCTACACCACCTAGTAAACTATCAAGAAAACCAGTGCCTGCTGTAGTAGCTGCTCCTACCCCTAGGTCATTAGATAAACTACTGCCTAGCATTTCTCTTAATTGTTCGTCTGTAAAACTTGCTTCTGCCATTGTTATATTCTCTCTATACTAATAATGTTGTTACTACTGAAGCTGCACCAGTTACTACTACAGTAATAACAAGCCAAGCAAGGCGATCCCACTTCTGTGCATGGGATGCAGCTAGTTCCTTTAGTTGTCTTAGCTCCGCTGAAGCTTCACCCCAGCGTTCACCACATTCTTTCTCATGTTGTGCTATGCGTTCTAAAGCCTCCATAGCTAACTCTAGCTGCGTACCTTGCTCTAGCTTCATTATTGTTTAGCCTTACCTATGTTAAGTGCAATAATGTCAAGCCACTTGTATGCTTTAGATACTAAGTTGTCATCTGTCTGCGTTGGTGTCACTGCTGCTATAGCTGACGCTAGAGCCACAAGAGCAGTTGCAATGTTAAATGCGTCTAATATGTAGTTCATGACGCTGTATACCCATTCCCTGCTGTAATAGCTGCGTTAGTTGCGGTCATAGATTCGCTACCCCAATCTTCCAAAGCTACCATAAGCTCTAGGTGCTGAGTGTTACGGTCTACACAGTCTTGACGGTCTTCTGCTGACTCATCAGCCATAGACTCACCTGCAATAACTGCTGTAATTAATGCTACGCTGTCACCCATTGCTGAGTAGTCTTGTGCGATTTGATCTGCTTCTCTAGTCATTGTTTTATCCCTCTAGTGCCGCTATGCGGTCTGTTAGTGCTGTAATTAGTGCGCTTTGTTCTTGAATAGCTTTAACAAGGATTGGTACAAACTTGCTGTACTGTAAACCCATCTGCTTGCCATCACTTGTAAGGCTAGTAGTTAGATTAGTTTTATCAGCAATTTTATATCCTGCCGCAATTTCTAGGGCTTCAACGTCTTGAGCCTTGAAACCTATGTCCAACCAATCTTCTTTGTGGGTTCCGTCTGGAGTCTGTGCGGTTAAATCATAATCATCAGCAGTCTTATCACCATACTTAGAACGCTTGTCCCACTTATAGGTTACAGGCTTTAGGTCTTTAACAAAGTCTAAGCCAAGGTCTAGGGCTGTGAAGTCTGTTTTATCTCTTGCATCTGAAGCTACAGTCCAATCGACTTGGATGTAAGCATCACCAATGTTTTCGTCACCTAAACAAATAGAACTGCTTCCAATGGTTTGTAGACCACCAGGACTTCCTGATCGACCTGCATCATTCCCTAAAAGAAGGTTATTTGAACCTGTGGTGACGTTTAGACCTGCGGCACGACCAACGGCGGTGTTATTATCACCTGTGGTGACTGAGGTTCCAGCCTGAGATCCCAATGCTGTGTTTTGATCACCTGTGGTGGTAGCGTATAAAGTGTTTAAGCCAAGAGCAGTATTTTCAGCACCTGTGGTGTTTGCTACTAAAGCACTTTTACCCACTGCGGTGTTGTTAGAGGCTGTAGTGTTTGCGTACAAAGCACTTTCGCCCACGGCTGTGTTGTTACTTCCTGTGGTATTAAGACCTAAAGAATCACGCCCAAAACCAGAGTTGTACGATCCTGTGGTGTTAGTAGTCAGCGTAGTTCCACCCATAGCAGCATTGGCTGTACCTGTGGTGTTTGCGCTTAAAGATTCATACCCGACTGCTGTGTTGTTATCTGCGGTGGTGTTTGCGTCTAAAGAGTACATTCCAACCGCAACGTTAAAGTCTCCTGTCGTATTAGCTCCCAAAGAACTATATCCAAAAGCAGAATTTCTAACTCCAGTAGTATTTGCACCTAGAGAGTTCCAGCCCATAGAACTGTTGAAAGAACCCGTGGTGATAGCATCGCCTGCAAGACCACCAACAAGGGTGTTGTGAAGGCCCGTGGTGACTGCTGTGCCTGCGTTATATCCAACAGCCGTATTATAAGAATCTGTAGGAGTGGTAAAGTTTTGAGTAAATAAAGATCCGTACCCTACTGCAACTGATCTACTACCTTTAGTATCTGAGCCTAATGCACCAGTACCTAAAGCCGTATTAAAGTCAGCATCTGTTAAAGCATCTCCTGCATTTGTTCCTAAAATACTATTGTATAATCCTGTTGTAAGAGCTTTTCCTGCTTGATAACCAACAGCCGTATTTTCTCCAGTAGCCCCTGCATTTAAATCTTTTAGTGCTTGGTATCCGACAGCTACGTTATTGCCGTTAGCATCTTCAGTGCTTAACGCCTCAAAACCAATCGCTACATTGTTATCGCCAGTAGTCAAAGCCGTCCCCGCAGCACTACCAATGGCTACATTGTATTGAGCACCAGATTCAATACTATCCAGTGCAGTATCACCTACTGCTACGTTACCTGTGCCTGTAGGGAGGTTTCCTAGTAAGCCGCCTGTTACTTTAGTTAAAGCCATTACCAAGGTACTCCAGTGCCATTAGTGGGTGTGATCTGGAGGTCTATATTGGCCTGTAGAGATGCTTCAATAGCCTCTTGGTCTACACCATTAGCCCAACACCAGCCAAGTACTTCTGCCTCTGTAACGCTGTCGTAGGCTGTCCAGTCGATTGCTGAAGGATCTGGGGTAAAACCACAGGTGCCATAGCTAGATGCCGTATAGGTCACAGCGTCATCGCCAGTGCCTACAGTTTGTGAGGCGTTAACGCGCCAATGCGCTGTGGTGATACCACCGTCACTGAGTTCTCTGTCGCATTGTGCGATTGTCCATGTGTTTGTTGCGCTCATTAGTTGTTCTCCAGTGCTGTTAGTCTTGTGGTCAGGTCAGTTATTGCTGCTGCCTGTGATTCAATGATGGCTTGTTGTTCTTGAATTGCTTTTACAAGGTGAGCAACAATGCCTCCTGTCATACCACCTGTTAAACCTTTACGTTCTTCTTGACCTTCAGAAGCCATGTTTTCTACGATAAACTCTGGAAAAACTGCCTCTACTTCCTGCGCCACAAAACCTGCTTTGCAATGCTCGCCTGAAGCTATCCAATCAAACTCAACAGGATTTAAGCTGGTTATCTTATCTAGCGAACCTGTAATGCTTTCTATGTTCGTTTTTTCTCTAACATCAGAGATAGTCGCAAACTGTACGTTACTAGCTCCATTTCCTACAATGCCGCCCATAGCAGTGTTTGTTGAGCTTGTGACATTTGCGTAAAACTGTAGAAATCTACTAGTTGTGTCTGTGCTTGAATCACGGCTTAAAAGGTTGAGAACAGGAACATTGGCTGTGCCAGTAGAGTTATAAATTCCAAAAGGCGCTGCGCCTCCAGTGCTACTTGCTCCCTTAAAAACATGAGCGGTAGTTAATCCGCTATAAGGGTTGCTGCTAGTTTCCCCCGCCAACAGGTTGCCGCTGGCATCTATGCGCATGCGTTCTGACGATGAATCCCCATCTGCCGATCCAGTGTAAAACTCTATTGATCCGCTTGAACCTCTAATTTCTAAATCATTACCTGCGAGTCTAAAAATAGACTTATAATCTCCACCGTCATTGAGTTGAATTGCGGGGCTAGAAGCATTAAAAATTTCAAGCATTTCTGTTGGGGCACTAATTCCAATACCCACGTTGCCGTTTCCTTTGGCAACTATGATCGGTGTACTGCCGCTATTTGTCGTTACTTGAAAGGGCGTGTTTGTGGCAGTGTTCCAACGAGTGTCTACCCATAAACCGTCTGAAGCATCAGCATATGAATTACCCGATGTACCTGCTGAGTTCCCATCATTTTCTATTTTCACTGCAAAAGCGTCTATATCTTTTTTTACTTGCAGAGCGTAGGTGCTATTGCTAGCACCAATCCCCACGCGATTATTAGTTGCATCAACAACTAAAGTATCTGTGTCCACTGTCAGTGCGCCAGTAACCGTTAAGTTACTTGGAGTAGTCAAAGCACCAGACAACTTAGCAGACGTAACACTAGCATCAGCAGGTACATTAACAGCGGTAGGCTGTATGGTCATAGCTTCTACAGCAGAACCATTAGGAGGTGCAGCAGAGAATGTTAATGTAGTACCAGAGACACTATAGGTATCTTTGTTCTGATAAACACCGTCTATGTATACTTGAGTATTATTCTCATTTAGAGGATCATTGCTTAATGTAAGCGTAGTATCTGAACCATCACCTGTCATTGTGTCACTGACTAGGTTAGATCCACCACCGCCACCAATGGCTCCCCAAGCGTCTGTGTAGCCTTCAAACTGCTCTAGTGTACTATTGTATCTAAAGTAACCAGCAGCACCTGTAGGACGCTGTGCAGTGGTTCCTGTAGGCATGTGAACAGCATCTGTGGCTGTACCAATGTCTAAGGTTACATCTGGTGATGCATTAAGAATACCAACACGGTTATTACTAGAGTCTACCTTTAAGCTATTAGTGTCTACTGTAAGATTACCAGAGACTGTAAGAGCACTCAATGTACCTACACTTGTAATATTAGTCTGTGCAGCAGTTCCTAGAGTACCTGTAATAGCACCGGAGGCTCCTAGAGTAGTAAAGCTACCAGCGGCAGCAGTAGATCCACCAATGACAGTACCATCTATAGCTCCACCATTGATGTCAGCAGTAGGTATAGTAGTAGTGCCTGTGAATGTAGCTCCAGCTATAGGTGCTTTAGTATTAAGCTGCGTTTGAACATTAGAAGTTACACCGTCTACATAGTTAATCTCTGCTGTAGTAGCTGTAACACCATCAAGAATATTTAGTTCAGTAGCAGTACTTGTAACACCGTCTAGGATATTAAGTTCCGCTGCTGTGCTAGTGACTCCATCCAGTATGTTTAATTCTGCTGTAGTACTTGTGACTCCATCTAGTATGTTAATCTCAGCGGCAGTAGAAGTTACTCCGTCCAAGATGTTTAACTCAGCAGCAGTGCTTGTTACACCATCTAAGATATTTAGTTCAGCAGTAGTACTTGTGATACCATCAAGTACATTTAACTCTGCTGTGGTTACTGTAGCACCGTCTAAGATCTCTAGCTCTGCTTCAGTAATAGTAGCGGAACCTATAGTAAATGAGGTAGTTATAGTAGGAGTAGTAAGAGTAGGACTGGTAAGAGTCTTGTTCGTAAGCGTCTGTGTGCCTGTGAGCGTAGTTACAGTACTGTCAATGGCTAGAGTAACACCAGTACCAGAGGCACTAGAGGTAATACCTGTGCCACCTAAGATACCTAGAGACTCAGAGTCCAGGTCTATGTCAATACTAGCGGAGCCATCAGTTACATCAAGATCCTGTGCAGTAACCTGTGAGTCTACATAGGCTTTAACAGACTGTTGTGTAGGTATAAGTACAGCACTGTTAGAGGACATGTTGTCTTCATCTACCCAGCCTGTAACACCAATGGTGCCATCGGATAGTGTCTCAAATACAGTAGTGCCAGTTAAGGCAGCATTGTTTGCATTAGCTTTAGTTGCTGATGCAGTAGCAATGTTATTGAACTCTGTGTCAATCTCTGCACCTTTGACAATCTTGGCAGCATTACCTGAAGGTAGGGAATCCTTAGCTGCAAAGTTTGTAGTCTTTGTATAATTACTCATTAAATTAGTCTACCTATAATAGCTTCTGTGTTTAGTTCTTGGATAGAGAATGCTTTACCATTTATAGTAGCGTCTATACCAATAGTAACTACTTTACCTGAGCCTGTTGTTTTTAACTTCTGGATACCTACGATGATACCAGAGCTATATTCTGATGTTGCTACGTTGTACTCAGATATACCGTACTCTGAGATAAATGTAGTGTCTACTTCAAACAGTTGCTTGTTGTAGCTTTGCGTATAGTCATAACCCCAGTTAGCAACTACTGAGCTACCAGAGCCACCTATGATTGTTAAGTTAATCTCCTTTAGCATCTTAACCCTAGATGGGTCATCAAATGCCAATGGCTGTGTGTAGTACTTCATAGTGTACACACCGGAAGTATCTGTATATCCTTCGTACTCTGCTATACCAGTCTTAACACCTAAGTACAAGGTGCCATCACTTGCTGCTCTAGAGGCACATAGGATACCAGTGAAAGGCCATGTAGTCACACGGTTGCTTCCGTCCTCTAGCTTACCTCGCATATCAAAAGCATAGACAAGGTTATTAGCTGGCATGATTAGTAGGTATAGTGCATTCTCTGCACTGTAGACAGACTTAACATTACCTGTCTCAAGTAACTCATTACTTACTACTTCATCTCTGACATTCTTAGACACACTGCCTATAGGATTAGACTTCTCTTGTATTAGTCTACCTAAGCTCATTACACCTGTGTGTGATAAGAACACTAGGTCTGATCCTGTAGACTGCACACTATCTCTAGCAATGCAGCCTATGTTTGTTATGCTATCCTGTAACAGCATACTAGCAGGGGCAGAAGCACCTGAGTACAGTAGGATGCTACGCTTACCAAAAATAACTAAGAAGTCATTGAACTCAGCTAAGGCAGTTACTTCATCGTACCCTGTAGGCCAGACAGTAGTTAAGTCTAGTGAGCCTGATGAGCCACCATGCCAGTCATCTGCGTCAAGTAAGTCAGACCAATAAACAGTATAATTATTATTAACAACATCCGCTGCCCATAGTCTACCAAAGGAAGCTAGGACTTCATTACCTGCTGGTGCTGCGGTTCCACCGTCAACTACTGCTATAAGAGTAGTGCTACCTGCAACACTTACTAAAGCTGCATGTCCAGATTGGAAGAAGTAGATGTCATTGTTAAAGCTGACT